TTATTAGTTGAAAACTTAGCTACTAATAGAAGTTTAGCTCAAAAAATAAAATATATTATGGATAACAAGCCCAATTGGCGTAGCGGATACAAGGGTAAGAAACGTGTCTGGTGGAGAATGTGACCTACACTAACGAATAATCTACTGTACGTGACGTACAGTAAGTAGAAAAAAACAATGGAAATTAAAAATAGTCGGTCATTTAAAATAGTAGAAAAGCAAAACGAATATATCAGTGAGTTGGAAAGAGAAAAGCAAACTTTATTGGAGCAACAACGTGAGATGGCTATTGAATATCAAAAGATGTTTGATATGACACAGGTGCAAATGTTGATGGTTAAATTACTTGGTACGGATATGAAAAAGATAGCAGAGGGCGATTATTCTGTTCATAAGATACCTGCTAAGGAAATGAAAGATATTAAACGCAAAGTTATGGCTATTATTGGGAAAGAGATTTAGGAGAATAAAAATGGAAGATTTTAAATTGTCACTGGAAAAATTAAATTATCTCAATTCACTGTTTGATGAGCCACTGCTGATTATTGAAAATAATGAATTTAGATTTGCGACAGAAGATGGTAAACAGAGACTAAGAGAAAAAGCAATTGAATTGGGTTACGGAAAATAATTTACTTAACAATGAACCAATACAGAGGAGAATAACAATGTCTAAAGAAACGAAAAGCGTTAAGAATATCGAAGAGGCAATTAAGCTTGTGCAACAGGGTTGGAATATTGTTGGTATCCAACTGGAAAAAGATGAGCCTAGTCCGTTTAATAAATTGAGTTCAGAAGAAAAACAAAATTATTTCAAGAGAATGTTTGGTAAATAATATATAGATGATAGTCATGTTAAATTGACTTAGTATAAGGGGAACAGATGGCGGATAAAACAGATGCACTATTAACAGATTATTATTCTGGTGTGATTGATATGAAAATTCTTTTACGTAGATCAGAATTACAGTGGCAACCACATGATGAGAACGGTGGCATTAAGTCTTTGAATAAGCCCACGCGACCAGTTGATGACTTAATCATTAAGTATGAATCAGACAATATCTTACATGAGCTTGTAAAGCAACGTGATGCGATTAAACGATTAGAGACTACATTCAGTGAAGAGACTAAGCAAGTGGTTCAAATGCATTACGATAGACGTGAGCGATTATCATGGGTTGTCATCTCAATGAGAATGAATTTGTCAGAACGCACATGCCGTACTTATCAAAAGTCATTCAAGGATAGTGTGGCAGAAGCATTTTCTGAATTAGATATAGCCGTGTAAGTTGCCGTCATTCTGCCGTTTGTAGCCGTTAATACATGCGATAATTGTATTATGGAAAGATTAGCGGAGGGACACAATGAGACTACACAGATGTGCCGAAGTTAGTTGCCGTGAACTGATTAAGTTGGGCTTTGATTATTGTGATAAGCATTATCAGCAACGAATGAATGATTACCATGATAGGAAGTCTAAGGCTCAAGCATTGAGTGCAAGGACGTTACGTGGCAAGCATGACGTTACAGAACGCGACAGAGAATACAATAGCGAAGTGAGACCAGAGTTAGGACATGAGTTCTATCAGTCTAAACAATGGGAGCGCATCAGTCGTTACATAAAGCAACGTGACATGTATGTAGATGCAGTAGATGGTATGGTATATGACCAAGGCAATTTAATAGTTGATCATATTGTGCCACGAAGATTGTTAGATACGAATGCCGAACAGTACGACATCAATAATCTGTGGTTGCTAAGTCGTTCACATCATAATCATAAGACAGCGATTGAACAAAAGATGAATGATAATAAATTAAAACATATAAGCCGTGACTGGTGGATTAAAGTATTAAAGGATTGATTGAGTTCAGTCCTTTTTATATTGCATACAATGTGCGTTAGTGCATGGTTGGAGGGTGGGTATGTGAAATGTTTTGACTGGAATGTTGTTCTGCATTTTAGTTGTTCTTTAGTTCATTTTTTATTCAGGTGGGTGGGAACGTTTTATATTTTTACGCATAAAAATATCCCCCGGGGTTAACACCTTAGAGGAAGCGACACACAGAGTCGACGCGTTGAATGAAAGAAGTAATTATTTTTTCAAAATGACAGGTGGAACTTTGAAACGCTGTTATATCAACGTTTAACGTGGTATTTATTGATTTAAGTATACCACAGTTGGCTCATTGTGTGTCGGTACATAGTTTTTTTATTTGATAGGGGGAGCATAAGATGCCAAGGAAAGCAAAAATTACAACAGATGAAAATGATAGAAAAGACCAACGTGATCGTACTGAAGCCTTAAAAAAGGCTAATGCAGGTTTGAACCAATTACCAAAGACAGCGCCCAAACATTTAACAGGTGTCGCTAGTAGACTGTGGACGACACTAGTGCCTGAATTAAATAAGCTGGGTTATATTACATCAGCAGACCGCTCAACACTTGAAGCATTCTGCATCAATTACAGTGTGATGCGTGAAGCCTATGAGTCAATTAAAGACATTGGTGTGATGTATGAGAAAGATGGACGTTGGTATAAGAACGTTGCCACAGCCGTCTTAAACGATTCCACAGGTAAGGTTAAGTCATTGGGTGGCGACTTAGGACTAAGTCCAAGCTCACGTGCCACGTTAATTGATATGGCAAGTAGTGACGACACCTCTTTGAGTGCTGATGCCATTGCTGATATGTTTGGCGGTAGTAAATGATAGAACAATACCAAGATGTCATAACTGAATATGGGATAAACGAACCCACGGTTAAATATGCGATTGGTGTTTTAACAGGCAAAATCATAGCAGGCGAGAAGATAAAGCTTGCTTGTGAACGGCATTTGTCCGACTTGCAACGAATTAAAAGTGATCCAACATTTCACTATGTTTACGATGCAGACCGCACAGACAAGATTATCAAGTTCAGCACATTATTGGTTGACTTAGAAACTCGCGAGCCGTTTAAAATTAGTCCTTATGAATCATTTATTGTCGGTATGCTTGAGGGTTGGACAGAACCAGATACAAGTGGTAAGCGCTTTGATAGAGCTATTATATCAATGGCACGTGCCAATGGTAAGACGGCGATTATGGCGCTTATAAGCCTATTCAATTTCTTGTTTGGGCAACCAAGTACAAACAGACAGTTGGCTGTTGCATCTGCTGATAGTGCACATGCTGATGCCTTGTTCAAATATATGTCTAGTCAATGGGCAAACCTTGCAGACGGTACATTTGCCAAGATGGCCAAGCAATGGGGTGTTGAATATAACCAACGTGAGATGCGAATTAAGAGCCAGTCAACTACCATGCGCAAACTAAGTGCATCATCAAGTACCACCAGTGATGGTATTGGGCATTTTAGTTATGCGGTTGTTGATGAGTACCATTTGTTTAAAGATCGTTCGTTTATAAATTCAATCACATCGGGCCAAACATTCCTGCCTTATTCTCAAACGATATTTATTAGTACCAGTGGGACTGATGTACGAAGTCCCATGTTTGCAGATTATAAACGTTACAGTTCATATTTAGAACAAAAGACCTGGCATGAGATTGATAACATTCTATTCTTATGCTGGGAGCAAGATAATGATGACGAAGCCTTTGGAGATCCAACGATTTGGCAGAAGTCCAATCCATTATTTGAGTTAGAAAGTAAGCGCAAGTCAGCTATCACTAAAATGACAGCAGAGCGTGACGAGCTAAACTCACAAGGACGGTTGCCTGATTTCTTAACTAAGAACATGAACAGGTGGCAGAATGCTAAAGAGAACGCGTTTCTACCAGTTGATTTGCTCACACAGGCGATTATGCCAGAGTTTAATATGCAAGGCAGAGATGTCTATATTGGCTTTGATTACAGCCAAACAAATGATGATACAGCGATTGCTTTTGTATTCCCTTATACGGACAAAGCAGGTAATCAAAAATATCAGTTATATCAACACTCATTTATCCCATTGGCTAAGTTGGGGACGATTGAAGCAAAAGAACAGCGGGACGGCATCAATTATAGAGATGTTGAGCGCAAAGGTTATGCCACCATTACACGTGATAGGTTTGGACTGATTGATGAAGATGAAGTGTTTAACTATATGTTGTCATTTATTGAAGCCAACGAGTTGAATGTTAAAGCTATTTTGTACGATCAATGGGGCGCTGGTAAGTTTATCAGACGACTTGATGAAGTCAAAAATGATTATTTGATTATTCCTGTTCGTCAAGGTATCAAGTCACTGAATGAACCAACAAAATTTCTACAAAGTGCCTTTATTAAGAATCAGATCACTATGTTTGATGATAGCGCCATGTTTGGTGCCCTATCCAATGCAGTGATTGTACAAGATAACAACGGTATCAAGATTGATAAGAACACCAACAGTGCCAAGATTGATATTGCTGATGCCATTGTGAATGCTTTGTATGAGGGTATGTGGTATTTTACGCAGTTTAGTAATGCTCCAGAAGAAAAGGACAAAAGCCCCTTTGCAGGCATGAGTTCAGATGAAATAAATGATTATTTTACAAAAGATTTTACATTTTAGAAAGGATAACCAATGAAAAATATGATCCAATATTTACCATTTATTCTGATTGTTCTGGGTATCATCTCAATAGCAGTCGGTGCATTTATGATAATTAAACCATTGGGCTTCCTTGTGATTGGTATGGGACTATTTGCATTAGCTTATATCCTAGTACCGAAAGGGGGTAACACATGAGTTTAAAAAATCCATTTGAAACAAGGCAGATGATTACCACTGGTAGTTACATGCCTTTTATTTTTGCAAACAGTGGCACAAGTATTGTACCTAATGAATTAATTAGTGCAGATATGGCATTCCACAATAGTGATCTATACAGCGTGACTAGTTTAATTAGTGCAGATGTCGCGGGTGCCAAGTTCACAGGCAGTAACGTTAAAGCCCTTGCTATATTAAATAAACCTAGCCACCTCACAAATCGCTATAGCTTTTGGCAGACGATTGTACTTGAGTTGCTGTTATCTGGTAATGCCTTTGCCACGATTGGCAAAAATGAATTGCGATATATTCCTAATCAAAACGTCTCACTTGATTTGACTGATGATGTTTTGACCTACCAGATTACACCTTATGGCGATTACCAAGGTGGCACATTCCAGTCTGATGCCGTGCTACATTTTAAGATTATGGCTCATGGTGTTAATGGTGCTGAATTAATTGGACACAGTCCACTAGAAAGCCTAGCTAATGAAATTCAGCAACAAGAGCAAGCTAATAGGCTATCACTTTCAACAATAGCTCAAGCCATTAACCCAACAAGCATTATCAAAGTTCCTGATGCAGTTCTAAGCCCAGAAGCCAAAACTAATGTCCGTAGTGAGTTTGAGAAAGCAAACACCGGCTCAAATGCAGGTCGAACACTAGTATTAGATCAAAGTGCAGACTTCCAGAGCATCTCAATCAATGCAGATGTTGCTAAGTTTCTGAATAATGCCATATATCAACGTACCCAAATTAGTAAGGCGTTTGGTGTACCTGATTCTTATTTGAATGGGCAGGGCGACCAGCAAAGTAATATTGATATGATCCAAAATATGTATGTCAATGGCTTAAATAGATATATTGAACCAATTATCAGTGAGATACAAACGAAGTTTAGTGATGATATTGGACTTGATATGAGTAGTATTTTGGACTATTCCAATGCTACTCTCAAGCAAGATTTACTGAATTTTGTTGATAAAGGCATCATAGACGGCTCCCAAGCGCTTAGTATTTTGGAAAGCAAGGGGATTGTTCAATTATGAATGATAGAGAGCGATATACAAGAGACATTTCTGGTTTAGAAGTACGTGATGCGACTGATTCCCAGTTTATTGGGAAGATTGGTGGTTATGCCGTTGTTTTTAATGAACCAAGTGAGAATTTGGGTGGTTTTATTGAGTATGTCAACTCTGATGCATTTGATGATGTTGATATGAGCGATGTAGTTGCTTTATACGATCATAATTTTGCAAACGTATTGGGTCGGACATCAGCAAATACCTTGCAACTTGAGATTGACAAAAAAGGTTTGCATTTTAGTTTAGATATTCCAAACACAACATTAGGTAATGATGTTTATACCAATATCCGAGCAGGTAACTTAAAGGGAATGAGCTTTGGCTTCACAGTTGATTCAGATGATTGGGATAAAAGTACAGACGGCACAGCAAAACGTGTTATAAGCCACATAGGAACTTTATATGAGGTTTCAGTCGTAACAATGCCCGCTTATCAAGAAACAAGTGTAGCAGTGACTAGAGCGCTTAAACAAGATGCCTATAAGCAAAAGATATTGGCAATGCTAAGAACATATGAATAGGAGAATATGATGAAGATTTCAGAAATTGAAACAGAGCTTGATGCCTTAAAAAAGCAAATGGCAACGAAAGTAACAGAGATACGTGCATTAGCTACTGATGATGATTCAGATGTTGCAGACGTACAAAAGGGTGTTACAGAAATTGATGACCTGCAAAAGCAAATTGACGACTTACAAGTTGAACGATCTGCCATTAAAAAGGCTCAAGAATTATCAGATGAAGAACGTAGTTTGAAAGGACAAACAAACATGAAAATCGATCCAAACAAGACACAAGAAACAGTAGAAGTACGCGACTTTATGCACTACCTTAAAACAGGGGAAAAACGTGATAATGGCATGACAACCACTGATGCTGGTGTTGTTATTCCAAAAGAAATTTTGGATATTCAAAAAGTACCAACTGATGTGCGCAATTTATCAGCAGTCGTTAACCGTGTATCAGTCACATCAGGTATGGGGTCATTACCAATCTTGCAAAAGAACACGGCACGCTTGACCACAGCAGAGGAACGTGCTGAAAACCCTGAAATTGCTAAGACTATTTTAAAATCTGTTGATTATAAGGCGCTCACTTATCGTGGTGCTTTGCCACTCTCAATGGAAATGGTACAAGATGCACCAAACTTGAAAACATTGCTTAATACCTATGTTCAAGAGGCTAAAGAATTGACTGAACAATACCAGATTGGACAAGTATTGAAGACAGCCACAGCCGTACCAGCCGCTACCACTGATGATTTAAAGACCGCTTATAACAAGGGGTTGGCAAACTATAACCGCCAATGGATCGTGACAGAAAGCTTTTACAACGCTGTTGACTTGTTGAAAGACGGTAATGGTCGCTATTTGTTACAAGACTCAATCGCTAGTGCATCTGGTAAAGCTTTGTTTGGTGCCAGTGTCTTGATTGTGGCTGATGACGTTCTTGGTGCTGATGGTGATGCTAAAGCCTTTGTGGGAGACCCTAAGGCGTTTGCTCTTGAAGCTATCCGTTCAGACGTAGCTGTTGAGTGGGATCACAATGAGAACTTTGAACGCATTCTTGCTGTTGCCTTGCGTGCTGACTTTAAGCCAGCTGATACAAATGCTGGTAAGTTCATTACATTTGGTGCAGGTAAGTAACATCATTTCCCCAGTAGTGGGGAAGTACATATAATCTTAAAAGGAGTAAATAGATATGGCATTAGTGACATCACAGGAATTGGCAGACGAACTAAATATAGAT